AAATTTAGAACTCATTTCTTTCCTTCCTGCTAAGTCTATTATATCTGAAACACTATACCTGTTGCACTCTCCACAGTGACCATCATCATCAAGAAGAAAACCGCAGTCTTTGCATTTCATATTCTATCCTAGCTTATAGCAACAGAGTGTGTACTGTGTTCTACCACGTAGTCTAAAGGAAGTATAGTAATTAAATCACCTCTACCTGGTCTGGTCAGTAACCCAAACTCACCCTTGAAGTATTCAGTACATCTCTTCCTAAGATCATGTATAATATTAGATGGATCTAACAGATAGAAGAAGTCCTTTGCTCTTACTGCAACAAACCTATCTATACCGTTAGGTACTCCCCATCCCTTTGTAGGCTTCCAATCAGGAGGACGTTTAACTGTACGTAGTTCCCACCAGATTGTGTAGTCTACTGGTCCTTTCCTTTCAAATCGTTTAGCTGCTTTTACGTCAACCTTACCAAAGTCTTTATCTAAAACGTCCCAGTGTTCAAAGATATCTTCTTCTCTTGTAGCGGATCTAACAAAGTTATCTCCACGTAATTTTATAAACTCTTTTTCTGCTGCTGTACCCTCTCTAATAGAGGAAGCGTTTTTCTTTGGCATACTTTAAGCTCCTATGTCTACCACCTCACAGACATCACCAGTGCAAGCCATTGCCTGACTTGACGTAGTAGTGTCTTCTTTTTCATACTCGCTGAGTCTAGACCAGTCAATAGTTTTTGGCATAGTAACTAAAATATTTTTGTATTCTTCTTTGTCTATCTCCTGATACGGAGCTTGTTGATAAGTGTGTTCGTTATAGGGTAGAAAAGATACACCACTCATTTCATCGAAGTGTTCATATACAAATGTCCCAACCTCAAACCATTCATCTTTCTTGACGTTGATTGTCACACTAGGTTTGTGCTCTGACCAGTGCCTCTGATACATCAACCACATTTTAAGTTGGTCAACAGCAGACAAGTCAGATGTAACTACAGCCTTGTTAGGAGCCTTTACAGGAAAAGAGAACACAGTTGTTTGGTCTGGTTTAAATACATCAGGCTCACTAGGAATACCCTGATCCTTCATGAAGGTGGTAAGAGGATCTTTGTTATCTCCTCTAACGGTTCTAACGTAATAAGGTGAATGACGTGCATGGATTCCAGAGGCAGAGTCAACCAACTGTGAGACTGTACCTGATGGCTTGACACAAGTAATAGCTGCCGACTGTGGAATACCAAGACGATCAGCCCACTCAGCATTAGTAACAACAGCAACGTTACGTAAGTTCTCAAGGGTTTTATCCAGTCCTTTATTCTTTGTAGTCATAAGAGGGTTATCCATTATACCTGTAAGACTTACACCTAAGAGTCTTTCTTCTTCTGTGTTTGTTGTCCAGATTTTTCTGAGGTATGGGAACTTTGTGTACGTGCTTTGGATCGTCCCAAGTATTGTGGCGAGTTTGACTTTTCTAGCCAGGTCATCCACCGTATCTGTGGCTCGTACCACAACTTCCGTAAGATTGCAGAACTGATACGGTCTAAGAATAATCTCACTACAGGGATTAGTTCCGAAGTCAAAATCAGAATTACGTCTGCCATTCTTTGCAGCTTGTCTCTTAGATGCCTCACGATTAAATATACCACGTTCACCACTCCCTGATTCTACTAGTGCCATCCACTCACGCATGAAGGACAGACTATCTGGTTTCTCTGTGTATGCTACACTGTTGTTAGCCAAGGCACGTTGGGGTTCGTTATCCCACCAGTTACCAGACTTAGCATGACGCATACGATCATCTGATAGATTAGATAAAGATATCATAGCAGACCTACGTACTCCACCTACAACTACTATCTCTCCTATCTTACACATTAGATCGTGACACTCTATTGAGGATAGCTTACGTCCCTCTGCTTCTCTAAACATTTTAACTGCAAAGTTAAATAGATCTACGAGAGGAGCAGGACCAGAGGCTCTACCACCGAATGTTTTTAACCTTGCACCTGCAGGTCTTACCCTGCTTACATCCCATAGTGGAATCTCACCTGCCCATAGGAGTACTAGTAATTGTCTGAACGCTTTAGCCCACCCCTCCTTGCTGTCCTTTACCACAATGGTAGTATCACTCTCGAAGAGTTTAGGAATTTCGGGAAGCTTGCTAACGAACTGTCTCTCAACACTGAAGCCAACACCAGTCCCACAGAGCAAGATAAACATGGCCTCATCGAAGGACTTAGGATCGTCTACGGGTAAGTAACTACAGTTATATCCTGCAGTGTTATCTCTGTCTAAGGCTATACCTGCTGTCATCATAGCTCTCATGCTAGGCATGATCTCTAAGTTAAGTATAGCAAACATTATTTCATCTTTAGTATCTGAGTCTACTTTGTCACCTATAACATTCTCTATGTAACGATCTACTGTTTCAGGCCATGCTTCTCTGCCTTTACCATCAAAGTATTTAGCGTACCTTGATGTGTGAATAAATGCTTGGTAATCTGTTGGTAAGTAATTGTTCATCTGTTGTCTCCCGATCCTTGTAGTGTTCCTCTTTTTTCCCTATCATCTAACTTAGCTACATTTTTCTCCATTACAATAGCTAAGTTCTCACCAAAATGATTAGCTAGTGCAGTTACGTAAAATAAAACATCACCCAGTTCTTTAACTATTTCCTCAGAGGAAACTTTGTTTCTATCTCTTATCTTTTTCTTTATCTTCTCTGCTACTTCTCCTGCCTCTCCTACAAGACCAAGTGTGTTCTCTATAAGTCTGTCATCACCTGTTGTTACAATTTTCTTTTCAACCCAGTCTGTGTAGTCTGCAAGAACTGTGCTGTTCTCTGGTTTGTTTAAATCAAATTGATCAAAGTATCCCATGTCTTCTAAGTCTTTACCTGTAATCATCATTTTTCCTTTACATCTATCTCTATTATTTCAACATCGTCAATATCGTACACTGCGTAAGATACGGCTTGTTCAAGTCCTATCTTTGCACCATCCTTATCTGCAGCTATAAAGTTAGCGTCAGAATCTAAGTCAAGCAGCATTGTTATTTCAAACAACACAGGAACCTCCAAGTTATAAGAATTAAATTAAACACGTCAAGATTATTCTTCAAGCCACTCATCAGGTATTACCTTTTGAGCATATTTAAATCCATGACGTTTACACCAGTCACCGTAGGAAGACTTAGCACCCTTATATAACTTGGCTCTGCTATTCTGAAACACAAACCTCAAGTCTAACTCAGGGTATTGTTTCTTTATCTCTACGTGCTTACGTCTGTCGTTAGATACAAAACGTCCTTTGGTTTCTATTACAATACCATTTTCTAAGATAAAGTCAGGTGTGTAGTGTCGAGTCCTAACATCTAACCACTCTATACGTTCTTTCTCGTAGGTAAACTTGATACCTTTTTTCTTTAAGTACTTAGCTGTGTCATCCTCAAAACCAGAACGATACCCTGCCTTTATAGCCCTGGATCTAGTACCCATAATTAATTACAGCCACTCAGGTTTTTGAATAACAGTGTAGTCACCCCAACCTGTACTGTAATCAGAATCCTTTTCTGCTTTTGCAATAATAGCTAAAGTTTTATGTAGTTGCTTCATACCCCAGTGCATAACTTCTGGACCCATCACATGTACGTGTGAAAGAAATGGTGCAGTCTTTTCACAGGCAATGAAAGAAAAATTATCTACTTCATAACCTGCTAGTTTACATGCGTAAACGTAGTGAGCACCCTGTAAAAGATAGCCATACTTCAGACACTCTTTTAAAAAACCTCTTGGACTAGCATCCTGTGTTGTCTTTACATCGTAGACTGTACCTTCTTTTTCTATCAGTAAGTCTGGACGAGTTTTCAAAGTTAATCCTGAGATAGGATCTTCTACAAAGATACTGATCTCGTTTAATCTATCAGGGTGATTTAAGTATGATGCACACACAGGATTGTTTAGAGCACCCCTGGTTATACAGTTGGCTACGTTAAACTCTACCTCAGTAAGTAAGATTTGATCTTCATCAAGGTTGGCTTGCATCTCTTTAAATGCTGCACTAGCTTTAGTCTTTGGTCCTTTGACTACTAGGTTACGTTCTTTCTCTAGCAGGTTGGCGTGTACCGCACTTCCCATTGCAAAGGCTGCGTTGTTAGAGTTACGCTTCTCACCCTTCCAGTGTGCCAGTGTCTTTTTATATACAGCCTTTACAGCACTTGAAGAAACACCACTGGTTGAGTGATACTCTTCATTAGACATATCTGTTATTATTTCTTTTTTATATTCCATGTCTCTCTCTATCTAAATACTCGCAACAAGCATGTATATGAATGGAAACGCTGCCACAAACATCAAAAATAAAACGTGTAATAATATTTTCATTACCATCTACCTTGTTATTATAAAATAGCCCCCACCTAAAAATGAACGAAAAAGATGGGGGCTTAGTCTTCTAGGGTAAAAAGGAACTAAAACCTAGAAGGGTATTGAGTCCTGTGGTTCTTTTTGGGAGGAAGACTTACCACTAGAACTCTTGGTGTGATCTGAAAACATTTCAGAGGCTGACTGGGAGGAGCCACCCTCACTATCGTAGACCACATGCTCAAGAATTTGAAGTCCTACTAGGCGTGTTCCTGATCCAACCTTTGTAGGATATACTTCAACCTTAACAATTCCTTTACTTCCGTTTCCGATAAAGCCCTTCTCATCGAAGTTCCATTCTTTACCTGACTTGTCAGCAACTACTGGAGCACCACCCATCCAGTCTTGTGAGCCAACGTGAGGACGTACAACGGTTATTCTATGACCACCATCTACTTCCTCTATTTTCTTTTGACATCCTGCATTCTTCAAAGCTTCTGCTGTCTTCTTGTCGGTGGTTACAGTAACCTTGTACTCACCATCCTTTTCCTCGTTCCACTCGTTGTGATCTCTGTTGGACTCAAATACTTTTGCCCATTCGATTGTACCTTTAATATCTATTTGTGTTGATGGCATACTGCCCTCCTTTTCTTTTACTGTTGTTACATCTAATATTTTTTACTGTAGTTGTCAATGGGTCTCAGCCCAGTTTTTTCCTATGTCGTATGATCCTGGAGTAGGTATCTTAAACCCTAACTCTTGACCAGTTTCTAACATGCAGTCTGCTTGTATCTTTCCTAGTGCTCTAGCTTCCTCCTCTGTTCCTGTTACCTCTACTTGGTATTCATCGTGGATGAACCCAACCATCTTAAACTTTATCCCTTCCTGTCTAGCTTTGTCGTGCCACTTGAGTAGACTGTGCTTCATCAAACAAGCCTCACCATTCTGTAGTATCCCTGCCAAGGTTTTGTGTGCGTTGGGTACTGGAACTCTACGTCCATCATACCCAGTGAAGTATCCCTGATCTGCTATGTAAGGCACGAGTGTATTCTTCAAGTTGTACAAACCATCAATGCTCATCTCGAAACGAGTACGTGCCTCCTGTGCTTCCTTCATGTTTACTTTTAGTATCTGACCAGTCTTTGCTACACCTGCACCTAGTAACCAAGCATAAATAAAAGTCTTAGCCATATCCCTCGTACCATTGGGTACGTCTAAAGCTTTCTTGTTGACGTTGTGTATGTCTGTCTCGTCTTCTTTCTTTCCCTTCATGATGGCTTGTGCATACTGATCAGCGTCAAAGTGTCTCCAAAGATAGTCAGCTAACACACGTAGTTGAATACCGTCTGCGTCTGTACCAACTAACCAAGAGTCAGAAGGAACTGTCCAACAAGAACGTAGATGCACATCAAATTGTTTCTTTACTTCATCAACTGCTGACTTAGGTTGACCATGAAACGGAGAAGATATGTTAGCAGTGTTAGGGTCTTTGTGAGCACAGCGTCCAGTCCATGCTCCAATGTTATTTATCCTACCATGAATCCTTAGATCGTCACCACACTGCCCTATCCACTCCACCAGTGAGCTTCTGCGTCCTTCTAGTGTGAGCCACTGGGCTAGAGCTTTCGCTCCTGTAGGTGCTGTCTCAGGGAGTGTGCTAAGATTTGCCTCTGATACAGTGAAACCGTACCTGTCTAAGTCTTTCTTCTTTTGATTGTAGAAATCCTCGTCCATAGAGGCTACTGACTTACCGTATGGATCACCTACCTTCTTTCGAGAGAAGTTAATAGCAGTCTTTGTTTTATCTACTGGCTTCCACCCTGCACCCCAGAGAACATCTATCCTGTCCTTTGAAGACCCTGGATTAAACTCTATCCAGTCTAAACAAACTAAGTCATCATCCTCTACGTTTGTAATAGCGTACTTCTCTTTAGCCCTGATAACTGTAGCCATCTCACCGCCATCCTTTTTGAGTCGATACTTGATACGATTGACCTCAGTAAGTTTAGGTGGGAAGTCTACTTGGAACTGCTCCTCTAGTGTACTCATCTTTGTCTTGACTGAGTTAAGAAGAAACTCTGCCTTTGTTTTATCAAAGAAGAAACCGTAGTGTTGTGTACGAACTAACTCTATCTGTACATCGTGCTCAGTCCTTAAAGACTTACGCCAATCAGGACTCCAAACAATATCGTTGAAGTGATCATACAAAGATTCTGTAACCTCGATGTCTTGATACCAGTAGTCAACCATTTTGATACTGAACTTCTCGAACTCATGGAAGTCTCCTTTATGTTTGTTGAGCCTTATACCCCAAGCCTGTAGACTGTGAGGAAACTTAGCACCCTTGGGTGTTTCAATGTCGTAGTTTACTAACCTACTAATAAGTAAAGTATCTACAATCTTTCTTGGGTCTATCAGTCTGGGTTTAAGTAGTTTGTTTAACATGGGTGCATCAAACTGTACAAAGTTGTGACCGATAATTAAATCTGCTGACTCGTACCACTTGATAGCTTCACGCCTAGCAACCTCATCCTCGTGACAGTTATCAAACCTTACTGTCTCACCAGTAGTAATATCTTTACCACCACAGATCCAGAGTTTGTCACTGTTGTTAAGACCGTTTGTTTCTATGTCGCTGATGACAATCTTCATACGTTGAACACCACCTCTTCAAGGATAGTTGTCTCAGGATCGTAGAAGACTGACCCTGCTTTACCTAGCTTGGCAAAGGGTCTGTTCTTGTCAACAATAAAGTGTGTCGTGTTTCTCTCCACATCATCCTCTGATTCAGTATCTCTGTTGAGTTTTATACAGACGATAGCTTCTTCCTCAAGGGATGCTGCGTACTTTGTGCGTCCATCATCGTTAACCTGTGATATAAATACAACACCTATATTTAATTCTTTAGCAAGCTGTGCCATTCTAGCACCAAGAGTAGTCAGGGTACTGGTAGCTGCATCTACTCCAGAGTTTGATAGATAGGCTAGACGTTGGACGTGATCTATAAAGATGTACTCTGCACCATAGACTGTGGCTGCAAGCCTAACGTAGTCCAGGAGTTGCATAGGATCATCATGGCTACGCATCTCAAAGATAACTGTGTTCTCTCCACCTGCCATCTTCTGTGCAGCTTTGATAACTTCATCCTCAGTGTAGCCAGTTGCTACTGCATCCTCTTTGGTTCTGACATTCCATCCCAGTTCGTAGGTTGCCATAGCCCTGTAGGTTGTAGACTTCATCTCTTCCATGTGGAGTAGGGCAAGCTTTGTGTTCTGCTTGAGTAGTCCAACCTCAAAGTATCTGACTAGCTCAGTCTTACCCTGACCCCTCATTGCTTTGATGAATGTAAGACCACCCTTAACCAGACCCCTGATCTTATCATCAATACCAGTG